CACAACCAGTGGAGGTAATAGCCGCGACGAGCGTGAACCCCCGCCAGGGCAATACCCGTGCCGAGCGTGCGCCCGCGAAACCAAAGACAATGCCCATGCGGGCAACAAAAAGAAAGAAGACTGAGATGTCTTACGAAGAACGTGGTGTCGTAGCGCCGGGCGGGATGGAAGAGTTCCTCCAGACGCTCATCAAGCGGCGTGCGCAGGTGTCGGAAGAGCGCGCACGGATGCAGCAGAAGGGCGAGGCTGTCCTGCTGCTGGCCAAGGAGGCTGGCCGCGAGAAGCTGGAGTCGCAAGAGGACGACGAGTTCCGTGGCTACATGGACCAGATGAAGCAGCTTGGTGCCGAGGTCGTGGGGCTGGACGAGCGGATCGAAGAGATTCGTTCCGAGGTCGAGCGCAGCGGTCAGATCAACTCCAACCTGTCTCGCATCCGCAAGGCCGAGGGCACGATGGCCAAGGTCAAGGAGCAGGCCATCTACCAGAAGGGCGATGCGCGCCGGTCCTACATGCAGGACTTGGTCAAGGTCACCATGAGCATGGACGGTGACGGCGAGTCCCGCGACCGGCTCATGCGTCACGCCCAGGACGTTGCGACTCTGCCGGAATACCAGGAGTATCGCGATCTGGCCCGCACTGACGGTCAGGGCGGCTACGCGATTCCCCCGGCCTGGCTGATGGACCAGTACATCGACCTGGCTCGTCCCGGTCGCGCGCTGGCCAACCTGTGCCAGCAGATGGCGCTGCCCGGCGGCACCGACAGCATCAACATCCCGAAGATGAAGACCGGGACTGCTGTCGATCTGCAAACCGCCGACAACGTGCATGTTGCGGAAACGGACCTGTCGGACGAGTTCATCAACGCTCCGGTGCGCACCATTGCCGGGCAGCAGTCACTCGCCCTTCAGCTTCTGGACCAGTCGCCCATCGCGTTTGATGACGTGGTGTTCCGTGACCTGACCGCAGCTCACGCAGCCAAGCTGGACACCCAGGTCATCTCCGGTAGCGGTACGGCTGGACAGGTGCTGGGCATCACCGGCACCACTGGTGTTAGCGATGTGGCCCCGACTGCCGGGACCGTCAAGGCTGTGTACTCCGCTCTGGCCAACGCTGTCCAGAAGGTTCACACCGAACGGTTCATGCCGCCCGAGGTCATCGTGATGCACCCGCGTCGGTGGGGCTGGTTCCTGTCGCAGGTGGACAGCACCGACCGTCCGCTGTTCCTCCCGGCGGCGAATAACCCGCAGAACGCGGCGGGCATCCTGTCGTCGGTCGCCAGCGAGCAGGTCGTCGGCCAGATGCACGGCCTGCCCGTGGTCACCGACCCCAACCTGCCCATCAACCTGGGCGCAGGCACCAACGAGGACAACATCCTGGTAATGCGGGCGTCCGACTTGGTGCTGTGGGAAGGCGGAATCAGGGCGCGTGTGCTGCCTGAGGTCAAGGCCCAGAACCTGACCGTCGTTCTGCAGCTTTACTCGTACCTGGCGTTCTCCGCTGCGCGTTACCCGCAGTCGGTGAAGGTCATCACCGGCCTCGTTGAGCCGACGTTTTAGACGGTAGGCTTGTCGCCCACGTTTTGATAGTGGGTGGATGACAAGCCAAAGCCCGACGCAGCAGTGCGGCAAGTGCAAACAGCACTTGCCGCACTGCTCGTTTTCCCCCTCGTACCGTGGCCGTACCGCAGCGTGTTTAATTCCTTTGGTTTGATGTCAGCGGTACTCTGATTGGTGAACTTAGGAGGCACACCACATGGTTGACGTTCAAGCAATGATGGCCAAAGAGCGCACGGCGGCTATCAAGGACGCTAAGCGGCGCGTAGAGGCGTCGGGTCAGAAGCTCGATCCGTACCTGGCGGCGCTAGTTAGTTCCTTGCCGAAGGAGCCAGCAGCTAAAACTTCCGGCTCGAAAGTGACGTCAGGCGGTAACAGCGGGACCGGCACTGGCGGTAACAGCGGCGGTAACACCGGTAACAGCGGCGGTAACAGCGGGACCGGCACTGGCGGTAACAGCGGCGGTAACAGCGGTAACAGCGGCGGTAACACCGGGACCGGCACTGCCGGTAACAGCGGGACCGGCACTGCCGTAAATGCCGGGAACAGCAAAGACGCTGCCCCCAAGGTTGACCCCAAGGTTGACCCCAAAACAAAGTAGGTAGCCGTGTCGGATGATCTGTTCGACCCCGCCGACCCTGACTTAACTCAGCCGCAGCCAACGCCTGGGTTTTTGTTGAGGGTTGCCGGGGCGACCATCCGAACATTCCTGGGCTGGCACCTGTCCCCTAATCGCTGCGACACCATCGAAACGCGCGTCGGCTCCAAGGGCATTGTGCCGCTGCCGAGCCGTCACGTGACGTATGTCAATGGTGTGGTCGTCAACGGGCAAAACGTACCTCCCAGCGACTACTGGTGGTCAGAAGATGGCTGGCTGGAACTGAGGTACTACCAACTGGGCCAGCGGGTCACGGTGATCTTTGAGCACGGCTACGACGAAGTGCCCGACGATGTAAAAGCCGTCGCCCTTGAGGTTGTCAGGCAAGGGCAAAGCGCCGCCCCCACTGGGGGAAACATTTCGTCGCTGCGCTCTCCCGGCGGGTACGCCGTATCGTTCAACACTTCCGCAGGCACGGTAGCGTCCGGCTCTGACTTGAGTGAGGAGCAGCGGCTCCGGTTAGCCAATTACCGCATATTTGGGCTGGCCTAATGGGCTACTTCCCGTCTACCTATCCGGTAGTTCATATCGCCCGCGCCAACAGCGGGGTGGACCCCGACACCGGAAATGAAGTCCTCACAACCGCCGCGCCCGTAGTCCGGTATGTGCAGGAGCTTGTAGTGACGTCCAGTTCCGACGTTTTCGACGGGTCTGGACAATTCCAAAACCGGATCACCCAAACCGTCAAAATGTCGGTAGATGACCCCACACTGTATGCAACAGAAGACCAGATAGTGATAGACCCGCAACTCAACACTGACGGGACGTGGGCGTCAGGCACGGGAGAGGCTTTTTGGATTGACGGTGTGCCCCAGGACAACCGGAAAGGTCCGTGGGCGGACCTCTTTGCAGGATTCGGTGGCGTTATCGAACTGCGTCGCATCACATAGGAGGCGTCATGGCTGAGGACGATATTAAAAACGCAGTTGTCAAGGGCAGCGTCCAAAACACGCGCGGCCAGTTCGTTTCCCACGCCGACATCTCTGTGGAAAAGAGGTACGAACTTTCTGCCAACAAGGGCAACCAGACCGTTTCTGCAACCAGATACAAGGTTGAAGCTGAAGGCGTCAAGCTGCACCTTTCGTCAGTAGCGGCGATACTCCAACGGCCAGCGGTCTACGCGCACGTAGAGCGGTACACCGCACGCCAGCTCTACGAGGCTAACCGTATGGCGGTCACCAAAGACGCCGAATACGGGATGATTATGTACAACAACCGGCCAGAACTAGGCCCGGTAGGGGTGGTGTTCTGCGACAACTTCAAGTCGGTCATTGATGACCGCTACCACGGAACATTGTTGAAAGTTATGGCCATGCAGAGAAAACGACGATGACGCGCCCGTTTACAACGCTGCTGCCGCCACCCGCTCAGGGCTTGGCGGTGTCGTTCTTCACTCCGCTACTGGCTCCTACGCCGGTAGCGACACGGCTACCGCAACCCAAAAAAATAGATGACACCATCAACCAGTTCCTGCGAGTGGAAGCTGCTGGCGGGCCACAGTACGACGAGTACCTCTTCCAGGTGTCCATAATCCTGCACGCCTACAGCACCAATAATGAGGAAAGCGCCTGCGAACAAATGTTGGGCCGCGCGCTGGCGCACGGCGGCAACGCGCAAGGCGGTTTTATTCTGCACCAGTCCACAGGCGTTGAATGGTATGTAACAGCGTCGCAAATCTCGTCGCTGGCAATGAAGTACGCCGACCCGGCAGTTGCGCTAACCCGATTCCGCGGAATGGTGACCTGGGTCGTCGCTGGACGAGCTTTGTAAATGATCCACGCGCACGCATAGCTTGCGGTTATCACACAGCCAGGTGATGTGCCCGTAGGGGAAGTGTCCGTAGGCCAAAAAGAACGCGGCGTGGGTGGCGTATATTTTCCGGTTTTTGTAGCCGATGGTGCCGTACCCGTTTTTGCTGATTGACCCGCACCAGATGTGGCACGCCCCGAGTATGTGGACGGCGTCGAGGTACCTGTTTTCCAGGCTGTCGGCTTTGCCCATGGGGCCGATAGGGCCGGGGCCACCGTAGCGGATGACGCGGCGATAGTGGGTGGTACACCATCCGCGCCGGTAGGCGGGTTTGAAGCAGCCACGTAATTGGCAGTCGGTCACAAATAGATGGTACCCAGTTAGAGCCACAAGGGGATTCTGTGTGTTTCCGTGTCGTACGATGTGCTCACAAGGTCATAAGCGGCCTTGCAAGCTAAGGAGGCTTGATGACCGGTCCAGTAATCCACGCGGACGTTAACGAAATCGTTGCGCCCAGTCCAAGAGTCACCGGGGGCGTGCGGGTGGCCCCGCTC